TTAATATCTCAACGCAAAGTGAAACGATTAAAGATGGATATGATTATGGGGTAAGGCAGCGTGTTTTAACAGTGGATGTTGAGTGCTACGACACACGAGAAAACGGTGCACGTTTTGTTGACCAACTAGCATGGGAAGTTGAGGAGATTTTTTATGCTAATCCTAATCTTAACAACACGGTTGAGACATGCCACCTACAAAATATTGCTTTTGCCTTTGGCGATAATGGCGCACTAGCGCTCCATGGTGCAATTTTAACCTTTGAGGTCACTTATGTGACGAATATCCCCTCCCCTAATGAAGAAGGCAGTGTAACAGCAAGACTCGTTGAACCTTTCTTAAGTTTTGAACCAGAAACAGGCGTAGGAAACGAGGACAAATACCATAAAATTGAAGGTGGACATGTTAGAGCGGCGCGATAAAGAAATTACAGATTTAAAAAGACGTGTAGCAAATATGGTTGTGGTAGGTAAGATTAGCCATGTCGACCATAAAAACGCACGCTATCGGGTAAAAAGTGGCAATCTTGTTAGTGACTGGATTCCAGACACACAAGCCCGCGCCGGTAAAACATGCTCCTATGAAGGGCGTGATATTGGAGAGCAAGTGATTGTTGTCTCGTCGTCCGGAGATCTATCACAAGGGGTGATTATTGGTTCACTTCATACAGATGCTAATCAAGCAGCCGATAAAGGCAATATTCATAAGACACTTTATCCTGATGGAACCAGCCTTGAATATGATGATGAACAAAACAGCTATGCACTCACTATCAAATCGGGCGGAAAGTTTATCCTCACGATTGCGGATGGCGTGTCACTAAAAGGTGATGGTGGTAAGCTAGAGCTTATCGCACCAGATGGCATAAAGATTGTTTCAGAAAGCGATATAAATTTAAACGCAAAAGGCGGCATCTCTTTGAAGGCTGGTGGTGGCGTTTCACTGAATTCGAATGATAGTCTCTCTCTTCACTCCGGTGATGATGTTTCCATTCATTCAGGTGGGTTAAAGCATAACGGCACCAATATTGGAAACAGCCATGTTCATGGTGGTGTTTTCCCTGGTGGCTCTATGACAGGAGGTCCCAATTGAACAGTGGAATGAACCGTACAACAGGAAAGTCATTGACCGGCATTGATCATTTGCGCCAATCAATCCTTGATATTTTGTCAACGCGGATTGGTTCGCGTGTAATGCGGCGTGATTATGGTTCACGTGTTGCAGAACTGATTGATGCACCAGTGAATAATGCTTTTGCTGTTGCTCTTTATGCTGCTGTTGCTGAGGCGTTAGACAAGTGGGAACCGCGTTTTAAATTGAAAAAAATTGATTTTAAAATGGTTGAGGCTGGAAAAGTTTCCTTATCCTTTGAAGGCATTTATTTGCCATCAGGCAAGCCCATCACCATGGAAGGATTACTAATAAAATGAATGGAATGCTTGCAAAACCAGAAATCATCACAGAAATTTCTTTTGAGGAAATACGCGCTGCTGCTCTTGCCCATTTAAAAGAACTTTTGCCTGAATATACTATTCTCGAAAGTGATCCAGCCGTAAAAGTCATTGAAGCTTTTAGCTATCGAGAGTTGCTTTTAAGACAGCGTATTAACGAAGCGGCACGCAACAACATTCTTGATTTTGCAACTGGTGAATCTCTTGATGCTTTGGGAAATTGGCATGGTCTTGCCCGCATGGATGGTGAAAGTGACGAGAGGTATCGTGAACGCATAAAACTTCATGCCCGTGGTGGCAAAGGTAGCGGGACAGAGCCCTATTACAAGCTTATAGCCTTAACAGCAGATAGTCGTGTTAAGGATGCAATTATTTATCGAAAAGGCAAAGACCCAACCATCTATGTTGCTCTTTTTGGCAATAATGAAGAAGGAACAGCATCCGAAGATCTCTTACAAACAGTCTCACAAGCTCTTAACAAAAAGAATATCATCATGACCAATGATACAATCATTGTGCACGCTGCTGTCAAAAAAGTGGTGGATTTAGAAGCAGATGTTTGGCTGTTACCGGAAACATCGTTAAAAATTCTCACGACAATGGAAGCAAATTTAAGAGCAGCATGGAGACAAGAACAAGCCATTGGTCGTGAATTAAGCTTATCGTGGTGGATTTCGAAACTGATGATCCCCGGTGTTCAGAAAGTGATTGCCGTTGCACCAACCAGAGACAGTGCGGTTTGTGATGAAGAAGTTTTAGCTATTGGAAAAATCACCTTAAACTTCAAAGGGCGTGCGCGCTAATGGTTGGCTCCCTACTCCCCACAAACGCAACAGAATTTGAAAAGCGCCTTGCCGATGCTTGCGATTTTCATCAAGATGTTGACGGTTCTGTTTTGGGGATTTCACGCTCTAAACTGATCACACGCCCTCCCCGTTTCTTACCATGGTTGATTGAAGAATATGGACTTGGAGAGCTTACACCTTATGTTCCCAATCTTTATGATCTCATTGATCAAGGTCTTGCCTGGCAGAGGATACGTGGCTCCCTTGCTGCCATTGAGATGGGGCTTGCATGGCTGGGGGTTACAGCACGCTTTCAACCCGCATGGACGGGGCGTGTTTGGTGGAACTCCTTTCAACTCTACTTTGATCAATTGCCTGAACGGAAAAGCCTTGAAGCCATTGAAGCAATTACCGACCTTTCCAAAAGTTTGCGCTCTGATTTTCGCCGTGGTGTCATGGGTTATGATGTGCAAGCTGTTGAATGCAATATGTCACGCCTTGATGACAGTCTGCTGGAGTATGAGAGCGGTGTAAGCCTCATAGCTGGGAATACTTTGTTTTCCTTTGGACGCACAACAGAGATAGAGCGCGTTCTCACAAGAGAAGAAGGCATACTGATTGGCAATTGGATGGATGGTGGGGATGAGGAATTAAGCTTCGATCAGATCGATTACCCATGGGACATGGCAAACTTTCCGTGGTGTTCGGTCAAAAAACATGAACGCGATATGCTGATGGCAGAGTGGTTTCGCAGCCGCACACTTTATCTCGTGTTAAGAGACACCCAAGATGGCGTGATTGGGTATCGCAGATGCTATGCTGTAGCGCCGGTAGAACAGGCTTTGAATGGTGTTTATAGCCATTGTGGTGGCAGATTCCAGCCCTCCCCGATGGGCACGGCGCTTCTTGTGGCAGCACGCACAGACTTTCGCGACGTTGATGGCAAACAAGCAGCATTTGTTTCTGTTCTCGTTCATGCTTCTCCCAAACAAGATATCCCCTTTGGCAAGCTTTGGTGTGAGCCTGATGAACTGAATGGTGGTGTGGAGATACTCAAAACGCCCATTAATATTCCTTTGCGTGCCGATGTTCGCGAACAATTCAAGATTTTATTGAGGTTTTAACATGAAGCATGAAAGTGGTTTGCCCTTTGCAATTGACAGATCTCGCGGCAAAGAGGAACAACAAAGCGTTGTCTTTTATGGACAACGACCCTTTATTCAAAGTGGTGAACTCAACGAGGTTCAAACCATCATAAGGGGACGCCATAACCGTTTGGGGCGCCTTGTGGCACAAGAAGGAGACCGCGTTGAACGGGCTGATGCTTTTGTCAACAAAGACACGCAAACTGTCACGTTAACAGACGGCAAGATTTATATTGCCGGTGATATCTTTCCAGTTTCAAATGCCGTCTTAGAGAATGTTTCCATGATTGGGCGCTTGGAAATTGGTGTGAAGCTGCAAAAAAAATGGGTGACATATGAGGATGATCCAGAGCTGTTGGGGCAAGTCCCTGGCACCTTGGCAGAAGGAGAGCCTGGTGCCGCACGAGAAACAGCACAGCTTGTTTGGGCACTGAAAGAGGATGCGCAGCAAGGGACTTTCTTTCCGGTTTACATTTTGCAAGATGGTGTTTTGATTGATCAAAAATCACCCTCATTACTTGAACCGGCCATGCAAGCTATTGCTACTTATGACCGTGCCCATGGGCATTATATCGTGAGCGGATGCCGTGTAAGCGCTTTAGGACAAAACAACGGCTGCCAAGTGTTTAGCATTCAAGAAGGAGAAGCCAATATCAATGGTTTTAAACGCAAACGCCTTGCTGCTTTACGCCATGAAGAACCAGAAGATTTTTCGACAAATGTTGTTCCAAGCGAAACCCATATCTTTGCTCCTCAAACAGGGGAAACAAGCTCTCAATCTGACATTCACTCTGCTCCTGCTAACACCATCACCTTCTTGACTGATTTTAATCCGAGTGCCACCATTCATGCCACTCCCGAAGAAACGCATATTTTTTCACCTCAAAAAGGGAAAACGAGCTTTACCTTTAAAACCTATTACGCTCCCATTGCCGATATTCAGTCTCTTTTGTTGACAAAAGAAAAAACCGTTAACGTCACCCGTGGTGCCGTTGCCGCTGGGCGTGATGGTGTTCCTGATAAGAGCATCACTTCTTTTATTAAAGTCGTTCAAGGAAGCAAGGAATTTAAAGAAGGCACAGATTTTAAAAAAACAGGAGACACCATTGATTGGGCACTTGTAGGAGACGAGCCTTTAGTGGGAAGTACCTATAAGGTGACTTATCGCTATCGTGCGCAAGTTACCGCCGATAAAGTAACAGCACAGGAAATTACCGTCTCAGGTGGAGCGCAAGGTGGTGATATTATTGTAAGTTACACTTACAAATTACCGCGTATTGACCGTATAGGACTGAATACAGGGGGCAATGTGGTTTATATCAAAGGCATTGCAGCAGACCAACCCATGGCTCCAACTGTCCCTGATGATGTGTTGTCCCTTGCAACCATCACCAACAATTGGCTTGATACTCCTCTTGTGGTCAATGACGGAACGCGTGTTGCCCCCTATGATGAGATGTGGCGCTATTTTCAACGGGTACTCTCCCTTGACCGGTTGATGCAGTTAGAGCGCATTAAAAGCAATGTTGACTCTAAAGAACCTGTCGCCAAAAAAGGCATGTTTGCAGACCCTTTTCTAGATGACTCTTACAGAGATGAAGGCTTTCAACAAACGGGGGCTGTTGGCAGTGGTATTTTGCAGCTTGCCATTGACCCAACATTTTACACTGCTCCTTTAAAAGCGCCTGTCACCCTTGACTGGACAAATGAAGTGATCATTGCGCAAGAATTGACAACGGCTTGCGAAAAAATCAACCCCTATCAAAATTTTGCACCGCTGCCTGGTACAGTAAAACTCACCCCCGCGACAGATTTTTGGCATGAACAGCGCACCGATTGGCTCTCGAGTGTCACCAATCAACTGAATATGGGATGGAACCGTGGGAGAACTATCCGTAACACAGAAGTGCATGATAATCTCATCAATGAGACTCAAAAACAAATCAATTTTTTAAGGCAAATTACTCTTCACTTTAAAATTGAAGGCTTTGGCAAGGGGGAAATCTTGGAAAGTCTTACCTTTGATGGTGTGAATGTTTTGCCAAAAACAAAGCTTATTGCTAACACCAATGGCACTCTTGAGGGCACTTTTAAGATTCCACAAAACATCACCGCTGGCACAAAGAATGTTGTGGCACGCGGCAAAGGTGGAACCATTGCAACGGGGCTTTTTACCGGTCAAGGTGTGATTGATGTGAAAGTTATGCGACACACCACAACGGTGCGTATCTGGACACAATTTGACCCACAAGCGCAGGTCTTTACTCCTGATGAAACACGGCAAATCACAGGTATTGACTTTCATCTTTGCAAAATCGGTAATCAAAACCATGATCTGGTGATTGATTTGGTGACAACCGAAAACGGTTATCCAACAGCTGATATTCAAGCACAAAGCTTTTATTCCATGAAGGGCGCAAAGGCAGGATGGGCAGAGGCACGCTACGATATACCACTCCTTGTCCCCAATGACCGCTTAACAGCTTTTGTACTCAAGACAGATGATAGTAATCATTCCGTCTCCTTGGCAAAGCTTGGAGATTTTGATGCAGAACACCAGAGAGTTGTCTCAAGTCATCCTTATGTAACCGGTCCACGCTTTTCTTCTGTCAATGCACAAAGCTGGACAGCCCATCAAGATGAGGCTCTTGCCTTTCGAGTGCTAGCCGCACGTTATACACAAACAGAAAAAACCATTGATCTTGGCACATTTGATCTTGTTGACTGTTCTGATTTACAAATACGCGCAGCCATTGAATTACCTTCAAGCGATTGCTCTGTCATCTTTGAAATTGAAAGAAACAATGGGACAATTTATCAACTGCTGCCCTTTCAATTGCTAAGCCTTACCGAATATATCAATGAAAAGGTCAAGCTCCGCGCCATTCTCAAAGGGACAGAGAAACTCTCACCCGTCTTGTTTGCGCCTGTTCAATTGATTGCGGGAAAAATCCATAAAACAGCAACCTACATTACGCGTGCTTTTGCCTTTGGGGAAAAGGCAAGGTTGACGAGCTATATCAAAAGCTTTTTACTGGGTGGTGCAACTTTTTCACTCGAGATGCAGCTGGATGATGGTGCTTTTGTCCCTTTGAAACTCGACGAAACAGAACAGTTATCCGAGCCGCTTTGGATAGAGCAAAAATTCACCAGCAGCAATAAGACAGCCAAACAAGCGCGCTTAAAACTCACACTTACCGGTGGACCAGCAGCGCGGTCAATGGTGTGTGATTTTGGTGCCGGCATATTGTGATGGGAAAACAGAGATGACCAAAACTAAAAAACTCGACATGGAATTACCTAAAGAAGGTCGTTTTATCAGTTCTGAATTCCCAATCTTGCGGGAAAACTTGACCAAAATTGATCAAGCCATAATGGATGTTGAGGAAAAGCTAGACGAAAAAGCGCCTTCAAAACACACGCATAGCATAAGTGATGTCACAGATCTTGAAGCAGCCCTTAAGTCCAAGATGGCAGCCGATAAAACCTTCTCATTTGCTGATTTAAGCGATATCGAGGGCGCTAAGGACGCGGCTAACAATTATGTTCTCTATAAATCAAGCAATAATAATTTTACCTTTGGCAGTGCTATTTCCCTGTTAGGCACACACCAACATAAGAGCGAAGATATTGTTGGCTTGGATGAATTTAGAGCCAAGATTACTCAAGATCTCACAAGCTATGGACGCTTAAAACAAGCCAATGAATGGCAAAATTACAACAAATTTACCAGCAAAGTTACTATGAGTGGTGATTTGGAACTATTGGGCAACGCATCATTGAATCTCATCCATAACGATAGAGTGGTCACCAATCTAAGCACAAGTGGAACCACCTTGAAAGGACCGCTTAAAGTTGATGGTGAAGCTGTTTATACCAAGTCACAAGTAGATAAATTAATAGCTTCATTAGTCAAAAAACCTGTCGAAATTCTTATGACAGAAAGCGGACCTATACCCTTTCCTGAAGGTGTTAGCGATGACACAAATGTAGAAATATGGGCATGGGGTGGTGGTGGAGGTGGTGGAGATGGAGCTAGAATCACAAATAACATCAAGCCAAATAATTTTGGCGGCGGTGGCGGAGGTGGTGCTCAAAGTGTGTGCGTGAAAACAAAAGTCTCCGAGCTTAAAAAATCAACGACAGTGCAAATCGGTCGTGGTGGTCGTGGTGGCAGTAATAGTAAATATGGGTACGCAGGTGGAAAAACAATGATTGGAAATATTATGACTGCGTTTGGTGGAGCCGGAGGCGGTGGGGGTGCTGACGGTGCTGGCGGCACGGCTTCTTTCAGAGGAAGTCGCGGTGGCGATAGTAGCTCCCGTGGTTTTAACGGCTTGGGGGGTTATATTTTTTCTGGCGGCGGCGGTGGAGATGGCGGAAGTGGCCACGGTGGAAGCTCTGTTTTTGGAGGTGGCGGTGGCGGCGGTGCTGGTGCTTATAATGGAGCAGGTGGTTATGGTGGTGAAAGTGAAAAAGGTGGGCATGGTGGTCACGGCTGTAAAGGTAGTGGTGAAGGCGGCGGCGGCGGCGGCGGATATTCCAATGGGAATGATGGTGGAATTAATTGTGGCGGTAACGGCGGCGATGGGGCAATTTTGTTGAGATTTTTTATCTAGGAGGTTTTTATGGAATATGCAGTTGTTGAAAATGGTGTGGTAACAAATATTATCATAGCCTCAGAAGATTATGTTCACACCTTTGAGGGTGAGGCAATTTTCTCAAGTAACGCACAAATTGGCTGGACTTATAAGGACGGAGTGTTTTCTCCCCCCGAGGTGGACGAAAACACAAAACAGCTCTCATCTACTGAAATGGCAGAAACAGACGCACCCGTAGAGCCCATAAAAGAACCGAAAGAGAAAGCTTAAACAGGATAAATCTCTGTTTCATAAGCTTCAATTAACAAAACAAGAGTTTTCATTTTATCAAATTCTGGAGTATTCTCTTTAGGTTGATTATCAAACATTGCAGACACAATCTCTAAGGATTCTTGGTAATCTCTCTCTGTACAAATTGGTTTGATATTCATTTCTTAAATTCTTTTAGTTCTACAGTATTTCATTAACAATATTAAATTGTAACATTTTTGTTGACGGATGTCACTTAATACATTACACCTTACTTAAAATAAAGTTGTTGAATTTGTTATGATCAAAACATTTAAAAATAAAGACCTACAATCTCTCTGGGAAACAGGAAAAAGTAAGATTGATAGCAGACTTCAACAGCGTATTATTCGCCGTCTTGATACCCTTGACGCGGCTTCTCAAGTTAGTGATATCAATGTACCAGGTTATAATTTTCATATGCTTAAAGGCTTTACTCCGAATCGCTACACAGTCCATATCAATGGTCCTTGGTGTATCACTTTTGAATTTAAAGACGGACACGTTTACCATGTTGATCTAGAGCAATACCATTGAAGATTTTAAAATCAATTGTAAAGGAGACTATCCATGACCACACGTAATCCTAACCGCTGTCCCTCTCATCCAGGAGAAATTTTAGCAGAATCTTTAGAGCATTTAGATACAAGCAAAACTGAAATTGCTCGGATTCTTCAAATATCACGCCAGCACTTGCACGGCATCCTTAAAGGAGAACGTCCTGTTACAGCTGTAACAGCGGCTCGCATTGGCAAACTTTTGGGTAATGGACCCGCCTTATGGCTACAACTTCAAGCCAATTATGATACATGGCATGCCTTGCGGGATATAGATGTTTCTTCTATTCCAACGCTAGAAGCTAGTAAAAAAGTAGATATGCAAATGGAACATAGCCGTTAAGAAAGAAATTGCATACCTCCCCGCCTAAAAGACGAGGAGATAAAATCATGTTTTACGTCTAAGCTATTTTTGCAACAGGGCTCTCCAAACTTGGCTCGTAAGCTTTCAACAAAGGCTCCATAACCGGAGGAGGTTTTAAAGACCCAAAATTTGTAATCATTGCCAGAATCCTGAGTGCATTTGGTGATTCATCTTGAAGCTTTAAAATCAAAGCTTTTTCTATCGCATCCATGGTCTCAATAAGAGTATTAAAAGCCTTATCATCAACATCATCACGCTCAAAAAACTGATACAAAGCCATCCACAAATCGCATAAGAAGTCGACACTGCTATTCATTGCACACCTCCAAAGATTTGTTCTCTCAAACATGCCAATCCTCTAGATGTAATTTTTGTTGAAGGCAGCACCTTATCTGTTCCATCCGGTCTTTGAATAGTGATAGCAGGACAATCCATAAGACCTCTCTTGATTTTATCCTGATAAGGTAACAATGGACCACTTGGAGCACGGCGATAAACCCAATCATGTTTACGCAAATAATCGGTTAAATCCTTTGGTCGTACCTCTAACATCTTTGCCGCTTCAATTAAACCAAACAAACCATCAGAACGTTTTAAGCCCTCAAGTGCTTTTGCTTTCGGAGTTAATTCGGCAATGGTGTTATCCTTTTGCTCAATTTGACTTTGTAGATGTGTCAAAAAGCCAATCATTGCTTGAGGACTTGAGTAGTCAATTTGTGATATTGCTACTTGCTTTTCCAATTCTTGCCAACGGTCAATGATTTTTGCACGTAAAGCAGTGCTGTAACCAGACACGAGAATTAAACATTCACGCTTGGGGAGATTATAACAAGGGCGACTTTCACCTTTTGCATCAACGTAAGTACCGATAAAATCAACCAATCCAGATTTGGAGCCGTTAAGTTCTTCAAGCATCTTCTTGATGTCACGCATAATATGTGCGTGCTGCTTTTTACACAATTCTGCAATCTCACGGCTAGACATAGTCTGAGTGGTAGCATTATTAGTAGTGCTTTCTTTAATTTCTATAAGAGTGTTTATGTGAACTCCTATCGATTAGAGGTTTTCTATTGACACTCAATAAAGAGTGCCGGGCGCTAGAAAACACGGTCGATAGTCCGTCATCACGCTTTTCCCATAAAGGGTATTGTATAGCGTAACCACACCCGACGGGATCATTATATGCGTGTAACATACAATGAGTCAAAGCCTTTAATGTGCGGAAAAAAGATTGTTTCGGCAATCTATCCGCTATCGATTTAAGGTGTTTTCTAGGCACCTGATTCAAAAATATACATTGTAATAATAATGTCAAGCGACTTTCGAGATTTTTACATTTTTGGATGACGAGCTTTGAAAAACACAGCTCTTTACCTCTCATTTTTCCCATTCATCTCATTAGCCAATAGTTTAAAGGAGCATAAAGTATGGCAACAGGTTTTCTACACGGTGTTGAAGTTGTCGAGGTTGACGACGGCACACGCCCCCTTCGCGCAGTTCAATCGGCAGTTATCGGGATTGTTGGCACAGCACCCGATGCCGATGAACAAGCCTTTCCTCTTAACACACCCGTTTTGGTCTCAGGTTCACTTTCACAAGCAGCTAAACTGGATAAAACAGGCAAGCGTCAAGGCACATTGCCCAATGCTCTTGACCTGATTTTCAAACAAGTGGGCGCCATTGTCGTCGTCGTGCGGGTGCAAGAAGGTGACAATGAAAGCGCAACATTGACCAATGTTCTAGGCGGTGTGAACGCAAATGGCGCTTATGAAGGTGTCCATGCGTTGATTGGAGCACAATCTGTTGTGGGACAAACACCACGTATTCTTATTGCGCCAAGCTTTACCCATAAACGCCCTATCAGTCTTAGCAAGATTGATGTGATAAACCAAGGTAGTGGTTATGCCCAAGCAAGCGTTAAAATCGAAGGCGGTGGAGAAGCAGAAGCAATCCTGAAAGATGGAAAAGTAACCTCACTTGTCATTAAGGACACTGGCTTTGAGTATCAAACCGCCCCAAATGTAACGATTGAAGGGGATGGCACTGGTGCAACAGCAAAAGCTGAAATTAGTGCAACCTCTAATCCTGTAGCGGCAGAACTCATTGGCATTGCAGAGCGTCTGCGTGCTATTGTGGTGCTTGATGCACCAAACACAACAGATGAAGCAGCACTTAGCACAGCAAAGGATTTTGATTCAAAGCGCGCCATTCTAGTTGATCCGTTTGTAAAGGTGAATCATGATGGAAAAATCGTAGAACAGCCGGCAAGTGCAGCGGTTGCCGGTGTCATTGCTAAAACTGATTTCGCCAACGGTTTTTGGCATTCTCCTTCAAATAAAGTGATTAATGGCATTGTTGGTATTGCACGCCCAATTGATTTTTCCATTGGTGATAGATCAAGCCGTGCCAACCTTCTCAACGAGCAAAATATCACAACCATCATTCGCGAAAACGGCTATCGTCTTTGGGGCAATCGCACCCTTTCAAGTGATACAAAATTTGCTTTCTTATCGGTAGTGAGAACCGCGGATATGATCAATGACGCCATTTTACGTGGGCATCTATGGGCTGTCGACCGCAATATCAAAAAAACTTACATGAATGACGTGAGTGAAAGCGTCAATGCCTATCTGCGTGATCTAAAAGCGCAAGGTGCCATTCTTGGTGGGCGCTGTACACCAGATCTAGAGCTTAACACAGCAAGCGCTATTGAAAGCGGCAGAGTCTATTTCAATGTGGAATTCACCCCAACAACACCAGCAGAACACATCACTTTCCGTTCACGCATTGTGAATGATTACTTAGAGGAGATCTTTTAATGACCATACCCGTTTTACCAAGAGTTTTGAAATATTTTAACATTTTTGTCGACGGCATTCCCTATCAAGCAAAATGTGAAAGCGTGACACTACCAAATTTGAGTTTGGTTGTTGAAAATTATCGCGGCGGTGGCATGGATAGTGCCATTGAGGTTGATCTTGGACTTGAAACTCTCATCCTCACCATGACCATTTCTGATTGCTCTCCAGAGTTGATGTCCCTGTTGGGACGCTCTGATGTTGACATCTCATTGAGAAGTTCAATGCAAGCCCAAGGCACACCGGCAGAAGGTGTTATCATTACCATGAGAGGGCTTTGCAAAGGCTTTGAAATGGCAGAATGGCAACCGGGGGGCAAAGCAACATCCACAGCGACCTTCACATTGCAGTATTTCAAATATGTCCAGAAAGATATGGAAATTGTTGAGATAGATGTCCTCAGCTTGGTGAGGAAATTCAATGGCGTTAATCAATTAGCAGAACATAAAAACTTTTTAGGAATATAAGAATGACAGTACAAACAAGCATTACACATAAATTACTGTTACCCGTTATTTTTGAAGGAAAAGAGCACACGACAATTACCTTACGGCGTCCCAAAACAAAAGATGTGCAAGCAATCGACAAAAAAGAAGGCATAGAACAAACAATCGCTATGGTTTCGCGCCTTTCGGAATGGCCCCATGAGGCTGTTGGTGAACTCGATATTGATGATTTGTCAAGTATTGGGGAGATTTTGGAGTCTTTTATCAAGCGGCGGGACACCTCGACTGGGAAACCGCCGCAAAACTCATAGCCGATATTGCCATTGTTTTTCATTGGTCCCTTTCAGAGATGATGGAAATGGAACCGCAAGAGTTAATATTCTGGCGAAAACAAGCAGCAGAAAGATATAAGACAAAATGAGTAAAACAACCAATGTTGCCGATGCAAAGGTAAAATTGTCTCTTGAAGATAAACTCACCGCACCTCTCAAACGTGTACAAGAGCGTTTTCAGAAATTGTCGCATAGCTTGAGTATTCCGCGCTTTTCTGCTGCGGTAAAAAATATGACGGCAAGCCTTCATGGCGTTCAAGGTGCCCTTGGCACAGCAGCAAGTCGTGCTTCAGTTTTTACCGGTGTTTTAGGGCTTGCTGGTGGTGGTCTTGTAGCAAGCTTAACCGCTGTCACCATGAAAACCATGCATTTAGGAGATAGTCTTCACCATGCCTCACGGCATTTAGGCATGAGTGTTGCATCACTTCAATTATGGGGCGATGCAGCGGATAATTCAGGATATTCTGCCGAACTCTTTCAACAATCCTTAGCAACTTTAAATAGACGTTCTGCGCAAGCTTTTGCTGGGCAAAAAAGAGGCATTATGGGCTTTGAAGCGCTTGGTATTTCTGTCAAAAACGCCTCGGGAAAACTGAAATCAAATTCTGTCTTGTTGGAAGAAATTACCGACAAGATGAGTAAGATGAAAAATCAAGCACAAAGACAGCATATTGCTGCTCTGCTTTTTGGTGGTGATGGCAAGGAAATGGCAGCCATGCTTGCGCAAGGCATGGCGCCCATCAAAGAACTCTTTGCAAAGGCAAGGAAAGGAAAATGGCTGATAGGTGCTGATGTTGCACGTTATGCAGCAGATTTAAGTGATAAGCTTGGTGCCTTTAAGAAAAAAATAGGGGGCATTACCAGTTTTATTGGGGCGCGTTTTATGCCCGTCATCAATGATATGATTGACGCTTTTTCAAAATTGATTGATGAAAACCGCAACCTCATTCAAACAACCGTTGCTGGATGGGCAAAAATCTTAAAAAAAGTCTTGAAGGATTTGTTTAATCCTACTTCTGATTTGAGAAGAGGCATTAGTGATCTCACAGAAAGAATTAAAAGCTGGTTCCGCTGGATGGAACCATTGATTGGGGAAATAACCCTCTTTAAGGTGGGTCTTGTGGCACTTGGTTCGTTTATTTTTGGTCCACTCATTGCCGCATTAGCGGCTGCTGGAGCAGCATTTGTCACGCTTGGCTATGCAATCATGACCACTCCTATCGGCTGGATAATGGCTGGCATTGCTGCCCTTATTGCTGCTGGATATCTCCTCTACAAACATTGGGATACGGTAGTAAGCTTCATAAGCAACTTGTGGAATTCTTTTTACAGCTTATGTTGTAACGTTTTCAGTAACCTCTATACACTCTTTAAAAACTTTTCACCACTCTCTTGGATAGCAAAAGGAATCAATGAACTCATTAAATGGTTGCTTGGCGTTGATTTAATGGAAGCTGGTGCCAATCTCATTGGTAGCTTATGGGACGGCATCAAAAGCCAGTGGCAAGCCCTGTCTGAATGGTTTAGCGGCATGATAAGCAAATTAACCAGCTGGATGCCTAATTGGATGAAAGAAAAGTTAGGCTTTAATGTCTCGATCAACAAAACTTCAACCCAAACGATTAAAACCTTTACCGAGGAAACCAATGCTCGGGCAAAAAGA